GATGAAATGTGGTAATAAAAATATTAAAGGCATCTTCTAATAGTTCATTCATGTCATCTTCAATATCATCGCCAATATCTAAATCATCAATATGATCTTCCATTTGAACATAAAATATATCTTTAATCTCTTCTAATAATATTTCATGAAAATTTGGCTCTGAAATGGTTGTAGGATGATACGTCATATATTCATCCATTAAATGTAATGCTGTTTCAACCAATTCTATAGCATATTCTTCCGTAAATATAGACGGTTCATCCTCAAATACTAGTTTATCCGTTATATCTTCAAGGTCTTCTAAATCCTCCAATTTGAAAAATTCTAACATATTAGTATATATATTACTTTAAATGTTTTTAATATAATTAATATAATTAATAAAGTATATTAAAAATTTACTTTTCATCGTCAGATTCAGAATCATCAGCTTTATTAACTTGGACCAAATCTTTGTGTCTGACAGTTCCATTTACTTTTTTAGGTGCTAATGATTTTAATGTTGAAACGCGTTTATCCATGTTTTTTAATGTAAAATGTTTATTAGATTTTGTGTACGTTAATGATGGGATTTCTTTAACAATTCCATTTATTTTATCATAAATGACATCTTTTACGCGACATAATTTCTTTTTATCGAGACTATCTTTAAAAAATATTACAAGATTTTTTGCTTCATTTTCATCAAGATTTTTTTCCTTTTTATAAATTTCAACATACTCAATTAATTTTTTTGTCTTGATCGTTTTATTTAGTTTACACCAGGGTTCGTTGCTATTATTAATTTTTTCGTCTTCAAGAAATTTTTCAAGATTAGAAATATCATTCAAAGATTTAGTTTCTTGTAATGGAGCTCCATTCAATAACATTGTTTTATATTTAATATTCTTTAACTCTTGACATTCATGAACAGATATATCAGTATTGGTATCTTCTTCCATTGTATATACATAATATATTGTCTTAAGTTTAACTCAGTTTTATAAAATATATATTTATTGAACAATATTTATATCGATTTAAAAATTAATTATATAATATACATTATTAACATATATGGAAGAAGTATCTAAAAAAATAAATATAACTGGTACCTCTAATCGGTACCAAATGAAAAAATTAACAAATAATTCTTCTGATAATGCGTATAAAAAACGTGTTGAATCTGAAAAATGGATTTTTTCCGAAGAACATTATAAATATCAGAATCAGTTAAAGATGATACAAGATATATCAAATAATATAACTGATGAAGTATCTAAAATTGTTATTCAACAAATAAATAAAAAACTGTATAGTTATAAACAACAAGATATTTTAAAAAAACGTTATGATGAGAAATTTTTTTTAACATTTGAATCTGTTATCAATAAAATGATTGAATGTGATTTGAAATGTCGATATTGTAAAAAAGAAATGAATGTTTTATATGATATATCGAGAGAAATTAGACAATGGACTGTTGACAGAATTAATAATGATTTAGGACATAATATTGATAATTTCCATTTAGCGTGCTTGGATTGTAATTTGAAGAGAAGACGACGAACTGATGAGAAATTCTTATTTACAAAACAATTAAACATTATAAAACAAGATAATTAAGTTTATTAATAATAATTAATACCTGTTTAAATATTATTAATATGGAGTGGAAATGGACAAAAGGGGAACCTTATGAAAGATCGCGTCGACAAAAACATGTAGAGGAATATGAAAATAAAAAATTTAGTAAAGAAATGGAATCCTCTGCTTATACAACATCACTAAATCATGATGAAAATACCTGGGATATTTTGAATCAAACTCAAGCTGGTTTTGGATTTAAAGTATCCAATAAGAGAGAAGAACTTGATTCTAAAATATCCGATAGAGGTTTAGTACAACAAATCGGATTTAATCCATTTTTAGGTGAGACTAATTACGTTAATGATATAGGTATTAGAGATCAGTTTTTAAAACCAGTTAATACAACGCAAGGTTCAACCAAAGCATCGCAAAATGAACATAATTAAGCTAAAGATTTATAACACATTGTGTATAATAATCGATTAACAAAATAAGCAATAAAAGAATTGAATAATAACAAAACACCACTTGTTATAACTGTAAAATTTAATTCCTTATATCTTTTAACTACGAAAATTAATTCACCTATCATTGTAAAAATTAAGACGGCAAAGAATATCATTGATAATATTAAAAAATATATACAAGACTGCTTATCTAAAGGACCAAAGTACATTGTCATAAAGTCGGACATTTATATTATATGTTAGGTTTTTAAAATTTAATAAATATGTATTTAATTATTAAATATTTTCTCTGATAAACAACTTAAATAATTTTACATGATTTTAACATAATGAGTGTAACTTCAAATTATACAACGCAGAATGAATTATTGCTAAATAATCTAATGGATTTTTATAAAGATGAAAAATATCTTAGTAGAATGCTAAAAATTATTACAGGTGAATCTAAAATATCTCTTCGGATTGTTGATTGGTTTGCGACAAATTATGCCAAAAAGAATTATACATTATATACGTTTTCTGATATTAATAAAAATATAATTAGATTTAAGGTTTACTTTGATTATAAACTTAAATTAAAGGCTTACAGTAAGAAACGATTTGACCCTTTTTGTCGTTGGGATAGAATTAGCATTCCTTACAAAAATGACACATGTATTGAAACAACTATTGGACAATTAAATTTCTTTAAGTGGGCAATTGAAAATAAGGTTATTGAATATATTGAAGAAAATTATGATACAATTGAAAAGGATATGAACAATCGTAATAGCACTTCCAAGAGAAAAGAAACTATTACAGATAATTCTAAAACACGTAAGAAGAGAGAAGAGTTGTCAATTTCTGCTACCAAAAGCATAAAGAAAGAAGAAGTTGAAATTGTTGTACAGTTTAATTAAAATTTATATTAAATATTTATGTAATATAAGATGAATGAGATTCAAAAACGATTTCTATTATTTTTAATAGGTTGTATTGGAACTAGATTTTTATTTGTCTACGTTGCTAAAAATATTGATATCAAATATCTGCCATTACTTGGTTATTTAGCTTTACTGCCTGCGATTGGATTTATTTATATTTACTTAACAGGTTCAAGAAAAACTGGCGGGGAAGTTTTTGGAGAGAAAATATGGTGGAATGATCTAAGACCTATTCATTCATTAATATATTTTTTATTTGCTTACAATGCTATAATTGGTAATAATAAAGCATGGATATATCTATTAGTAGATGTTATACTTGGATTAAGTAGTTTTTTAATTTTTCATTTTAAAAATGGCGATTTTAAAAAATTAAATATATAAATTTTAAATATTTAATCATTTAATATTTAAAATTAAGTAAATTAATTATGTATGGGTAATTCTCAATCATCTCAAAAAATAAATTACGAAGATGTTCAGTATGTTATAAAAAATTCTGAATTACATGTATTAATAAATACATTAAATGAAGCTGAACAAGTGTGTTTAATACCAAATACAGTAAATAGTAATAAGGAAGTAGAATTAATTAATCAATTTATCAAAATGGGCAATAAACAGGTAAAAATAATAATATATGGACGAAACTGTAATGATGAAAAAATATACACAAAATATAATCAGCTAAATTCATTAGGGTTTTACAATATTTATATCTATCCTGGTGGGTTATTTGAATGGCTAATGTTACAAGACATTTATGGTGAAAAAGAATTTCCTACTACAAAAAAAGAACTCGATATATTAAAATATAAACCAAATAAAGTTTTAAATATTCACCGCTTAGAGTATTAGTATATATTTTATGATTTATTAATATTATCATCAAGTACATTTATATAAATCTTTAATAGCGTCATTCGATAATTGGTCTGCTCTTTTATTAAAATTTCTTAAAATATGAACATAATAAATATTTTCAAATTTTTTTTCTAGTTCTTTAGCTTTATTATATAGTTCAATTATATTTTCTGAATTACAATTATATTTTCCTATCATTTGATTAATAACTAGTTGACTATCTCCTTTAACTAATAATGTTTTAATATTCATATCTATTGCTTGTTGAAGTCCAAATATTAACCCATTATATTCCGATTGATTATTTGTTATATATTTTCCAAGAAATAAACTACCGCTCCAAATTTCATCATCTAAACAGTAAATAACAGCCCCTACTCCAGCTAATCCTGGATTTCCTTTACTACAACCATCAAAATTCATAATAAAATCTGGTTCAGGGAAAATCCTAGCTTCTTGATTTTTTAAAGGTATCTTAATCTTTGGTAACATTCTCCGTAACATATTATTATATTATTTATAAAATATATTTAATATATTCAATTTTATTATATATTAAATATATTTTGTAAAGTAATATAAAGAATGATGCAATTGTTTTTAATTCTTTCTTTATTTGCTGGTATAGTTTTTTCTGATAGTGAATGTCCTGCTGTTACCAGTATTGGTGATAGACGCAGCGATAAAAGTAAATTACGGCTTGTACAGTATAATGTAGAATGGTTATTTATTGATTATTTTAGTACTATGGATTGCCCTGGAAATGGATGTACATGGAAAAACACTACTGAAGCTGAAACACATTTATCTTATGTTTCAAAAGTAATTCATGATTTAAATCCTGATATTATTAATTTTTGTGAAATTGAAGGTTGTGATGAGCTTAATATGTTAAAAACATCATTGAATGATAATACATATATGCCTTACTTAAAAAAAGGCACCGATACAAGTACCGGACAAAATGTTGGTATGTTGACTCGAGTAGATCCTGTTGTTAGTTTATATAGGACGGAAGACAGATATGATTATCCCATATATGGTTCAACTTGTGGATATACTGGTACCGGTTCAACTGGAGTAAGTAAACATTATATTACCGAATTTAAATTAAGCAACATGAATATTGCTCTAATTGGAACTCATTTTGTCGCAATTCCAACTGAATCTTCTAAATGCGCTCAGAGAGAAGGTCAGGCGTCTGTTTTACAACCAGTTATTGCTAATTATGTCTCAAAAGGATATGAAGTTATTCTTATTGGAGATTTAAATGATTTTGACGGTGTAGTTTTAGATCTTAACAGCAACAAACCTACTTCACAAGTTTTAAGTATTCTTAAGGGCGACTTTGGTGAATATAAAGGAAAATATGAATTAATCAGCGCTGCTGAAAATGTTCAACAAAGTGAAAGATATAGTGACTGGTATGATTCTGATAATAACTGTAACACAGCGTCTATCAAGGATTATTCTATGATTGACCATGTATTAGTTACATCTGGAATAAAAAATAAGATTTCAGATGTATATTTTTATCATGGCTATTCTGAATATTGTGGTACATACAATTCAGACCACTATCCAGTTGTAATTGATTTAAATATCTAATATATTTTTAAGACTTTCGACATCATTTTTTGCCTTTTTATGTAATTTTAATGATTCTCTCCTAGAGTATTCTGTTTTAAATAGATGGTCTTGCCTCATTCTAAATACACGATTATCAAATAATTCAAGAGCTCTCTTTAATCCTTCACTGTATTCAACTGATTCTTTATACATTGAATACATAATACATCTATCAATATCATAAGCAGATAATAAATCTGCTTCTCTCACTATATCATATGCTAACTGATATTCACCTAAATCTGGATATCCATTAGTTTTTACTTTCGAATAAGACATTGTTCCTATTATTTTTCCCATTATTTCTAAATCTGACGATGACATAAGATTTGATAAATGATTTTTATATCGTATAATTCCATCTTTTTCATCCATGTATTTTTTATCACACATATCATGACCAATTGCTGACATATAAATTATTTCTCTCTGTTGTTCCAATTCAGGATGTGTTTTAAATTCACTTTCATAAATTCTTTTCGCAAATCCATATACTTCCATACTATGTTTCAAAGCATGAGATTCATCAATTTTAAAATGTTCGCTTGTATCTATCACGTATTTAAACCCGTGATTTATCAAACTAACAAGACTAACCATTGTTGACACTATTTTCATTATTTTATATGTTTAATTTATTTTAGTTTTTGAATTCAATTTTTTTAAATATAATCACAAATTTGTATTTCAAATTTCTCTCCATTTTTTATAATTTGAAAAGGTTTTCCACAACCATAAATTAATTTTCTATGAGAATATTGGTCACATATTTGTTTGCTTTCATGTGGATTTATTTGTTGTCCATTTGATATTAATATTCCATGTCTAAATATACCACAATTAAGTTTTTCAATAATAATAAAATCACTACAATGTGGACATTTTAATACAGGTTCTTCCTGAGGTTTTCCTTCACTCATAAATAATATTTATATAATAGTTAATATTATTTACGTTAATTTCTTCTTTTTTTACTTCTGCTTTTTACTTTACGAGTTTTTCTAAAAGACTTGCGCAACCTTTTTGTTTTTCGCCTTCTGCTACCGCCTAATTTAACAATTATTGGTAATAATTTGCCATCAAAATATCTTGATTGTGGATTTTCATCTTCATCTTTTGAAGCAGGTGATTTCATTTGTATACCTATTTGAATGGTTTCAAACATTTTTTGAATGTCTTCTGGTGAAATATATCTACTATAAACTTGATTAAATTCTTCTCTCTGTCCATTTTTAACCAAACCTCTTATAAAAGATGCGGAATAAGCAGAAGGATCAATATCTTCTATGCTACGTTCACCTAATCCAGATGTTTTTAATTCATTCATTCCTTCTCTACCCAAAATCTCTCCATCAATAGAGTTTACATAATCCTTTGTTTTAAAATTTTCAACAATAGTATCTAAAAAATCTGCTCTATCTCGACCAACAATAAAAAACATATTTATTTTTGGTACTCCTCTATCTATAAAATCTATTTTAATTATATTGTATATAAATCCAAATGGACTTCCCGTTGAACATAAAACAATAACATCAAGATTTTCTATTTGTCTTATTCTATTTCCTCCAACCATTGCACAACTGTCTCCAACACAATCGGTTTTAGACGTAGATGCTTCTTTTTCATGACTTGTTCCTTCAAGAGGTTCTGCGTCTATTAGCTGGCGTTTATAAGACGCGATCATTTCTTCCAAAATAGACGACTTATATACTAAATCTGAAGTAAGAATTTGATCAATAATAGCTCCATCTGCTTTTGTTTTTGGTTTTGGTAACGTCTCTCTACTACACGGTAAAGGATTTTTTCCGTCCAATGAACTTGAGGTTATTATATATGCTTTTTCTGAACCTAGTTCTATAGCTTTATCAATTAATGTTTTTATTACCACTAAATGCCCAGGAGTTGGTGGATTCATTCTAACAAAAGAAAAAATAAATGTATTATTCGGTGCGTAATCTATACTCATATACAGTATAATAATATTAATTTCTATTAAATTTGTCAATTTCATTAATCCATTCGTTAACTTGATTTTTATTTTCATAAATATCAACATTTCCATCCAATATAAGTTGATCCAAACAAGCACATTCTTGATTTTCTTTATCTAACATATTATCATGATAATTAGAACAACTAGTTAGATACTCTAACGGAATATTTTCTTCTCCGGTTCTTGAACGTTTTACTATTCTTTGGTAGCATTTATTAGGCGATGTTTTTACATAAACTACTTTATTAACAGGAAATTCATCCGAAAATGTATCAAACCAATTTAAATAAATCTGATAATTAACATGCTCTATTTTTTTACTATCATAAAGCATTTTAGCAAAAACCATTTTATCAGTATATAAACTTCGCTCTGTGATAATAATAATATTTTTATCCTCCGTATCAGTTTTAATAGTTTTTAAAGTGTCGCGTAATACTTTTAGTCTTGAAACGTATGCCATCATTTGGAAGGGAAACGAGTATTTCTCCTGGTCCGCATAAAACTTCTTCAAAATTGTTTCGCCGTTTTCATCTTTAATCTTTTCCCATTCATCAACAGGTTCCTTTAAAAACACGACGTTTGAATTATTTTCATAATGTTGACGCAAATTAGATAATAAGGTTGACTTTCCGGAGCCAATATTTCCTTCAATAGAAACAATAGTATAAGTTACTGACATTGTATTATATTATATTATATTACCCTTAATTTATTTATATTATTTTATCTCAATTTTAAAAAAAATTGATATAAAAAATACATATAAAGAAATAAGTATAAATAACATATAAGTAACCCAAAAATGGATTTAAAGCAACGTAAACTTAACAGATCAGAATGGGACTCTATTGAGATTCCTGTTCCAAAGAGTGAAAACGATATATTAAATATGATAGTTCAAGGATATCATGATGTTAATATAAGAATTAATAATAATAATTCTATCTTTTCGTATTTAAAGATAGAATTTTCAGAAAAAATGGAAAGTTATCTATTTAATAAATATTTTAGAGAAAGAACTGCGTCAATCGAAAAAGAATTAAAAAAAAACAATCCAGAATACAAGCCTATGAAAATTGATAGTGATATAAAACTTAATTCTATTGATAGAATTAGATTAGAAAGATTTGATGAGAAAACGTTATTTGTTAATGACATTTATGAAAATACGTTACTAACGAATATTGAAAAATTCTTAGAAAACAAAAAGAGTAATGTCACAAAGTTATTTCATTATCATTATTTCACACTCTATAAATTAATTCGCAATAACATTAATAAACTTAATGTTCATATAAAAAATTTAGTTGATATAGTTCTTAGTATGTTTGAAGATGTAATAAGTCTATCTACTATAATTGAAAATGCTGTTGAATTTATAGAAAAAAATCAAAATATTCTTAAATACGGAGATTTAACTTTGTATGAGCATCAAAAAGACATATTTACAGCATGTAAAGCACCAAATGCTAAGCTAGTTTTATATATGGCTCCTACCGGTACAGGAAAAACGTTGTCACCAATTGCGTTATCCGAGGGACATAAGATAATATTCGTGTGTGCTGCGAGACACGTTGGTTTAGCATTGGCAAAAGCAGCAATTTCTGTTAATAAAAAGATTGCCTTTGCGTTTGGTTGTAGTTGCGCTGATGATGTTAGATTACATTATTTTGCGGCTAAGGTCTTTACTAGAAATAGACGAACTGGTGGAATTCGAAAAGTAGATAATAGTGTTGGTGATAATGTTGAAATTATGATTTGTGATATTAAATCTTACTTACCAGCTATGTATTATATGTTAGCACATTTTCCAGCAGATAATATAATTATGTATTGGGATGAACCAACAATTACAATGGACTACAGTGAACATGACTTTCATTCAACAATTAGAAAAAACTGGAAGAAAAATACAATTCCTAATGTTGTATTATCATCTGCTACGTTACCAAAGCTTAATGAGCTTACTGAGACAATACCTGACTTCCTAAACTCATTTCCTGAAGCAGAGATTGTTAATATTGTTAGTCATGATTGTAAAAAATCTATTCCAATTGTAAACAAAGATGGTTTAGTAGTACTACCACATTATCTTGCTGAGGATTATGATAAAACTAAGGAAATTGCTGATCATTGTGAAAATTATTTAACTCTTCTAAGATATTTTGACTTGAAAGAAGTAGTTGAATTTATTACGTTTGTAAATTCTAATAATTACGGTAATAGCAGAACACTCATTGAAAGACATTTTGAAACTTTAAATGATTTAAATATGAAAAATATTAAGAGATATTACATATTTCTTCTTAAAAATATTATGGACAATTATTGGGGTGTTATTTATACTCATTTCAAACAAATAAGAAGACCTAGAATATTTGAAAATGATACTATTGATCCAAAGGGTAATAAAATTATTAAAGCAAGAAGCATCGGACCTGGAACGAGTCGCAACACTAGTCAAAATTCATTATCTGGTTCTAGTTTAACCAGACTATCCAGTCAACAAGTAAGTCAACCTACTGTTAAGCCTGGAACATCTGGGGTTTACTTTACTACAAAGGATGCTTATACATTAACTGATGGACCAACTATATTAATTTCAGATGATATTGAAAAAATTTCTAGATTTTGTATTCAACAAGCAAATATTCCTAGTTTAGTTATGGATGAAATAATGAAAAAAATTGAATATAATAATTATATTAATGAAAAATTATTTGCGTTGGAATCAGAAGTTGATATTATTAAAGAGGAACAAGAGAAAAAGATTAAAAATGAAATTAATGATACACCTGGCTCTCGTAAAAATTATGGAAGAAATAAATCTAGTAAGGATAGTAGAAAGATTAATAGAGACGTCCCAGAAGAGTTACTAAATAAAGGAACCATTACAAAATTAACTCAACAAATTAATGAATTAAGAAGTATGATTAAATCGGCAGCATTAAATGATGCGTTTATTCCTAATAGGAAAATGCATCAAGATAAATGGGCTCAAGGGTTAGATACACAAGATGCTTTTACAAGTAATATAGATGAAAGTGTTGTATCTGATATAATGGCATTAAAAGGGGTCGATAATACATGGAAAGTGCTTTTAATGATGGGAATAGGAGTGTTTATTAATCATGAAAATATTACTTACACTGAAATCATGAAAAGACTCGCAGATGAACAAAAATTATATATGATTATTGCTACAAGTGATTATATTTATGGCACTAATTATCAATTCTGTCATGGATTCCTTAGCAAAGATTTGAACTTGACTCAAGAAAAGGTTATTCAAGCAATGGGACGTATTGGAAGAAATAATGTCCAACAAACTTATACTGTTAGATTTCGCGATGATGAACAAATCTTAAAACTATTTACATCTGAAACAGAAAAACCTGAAATTATAAATATGAATAGGTTATTTAATACTCGCAAGGTAATTTGGCAGGACAATTTGTATATTGAGGTTCCTGATGATATTGATAATGATTTCGGAACTGAAACAGTTGAAGAACATCAAGATGAAGAGGTAGAGGTAGAGGAAGATGAAGAGGAAGGCGAAGCATATTAAAAAATATATAAAATATATAAAAAGTTTATAAATTTATTTTTTATATGATTATTTTTTAACTAATATTTTGATTAATATTTTCCTCTAGGAGCATTTGGTATATTACAGTCGTCATTTTCAAGATAATCTGGTATAATAATTCTCAGATGTCTATTAATTTTTCTAATATAAAATGCCGTTTGTTTATAATTATCACCATATGTTTGTAATATAGTATAAGTAGTTGCTTCCAAAGCAGGTGCCAATTCAGCATTACGACCATTTACATTGTTAAATTGACCAGATTCTACAATTTCAATATCATAATTATTATCAATATTGAAATCAATCCTAATTTTTTCTTTTACATAATTTATAAATTCTCTTATTGGCATGTCTAAATTAATGTCATAGTTAATAGTTTGGCAAGTATATGCCAATTTAAAATAAAAGCTATGCGTGCTCATTGTAGTATTTAGTATTATGATTTATTATTTAAATAATAATACAATTTCATTTTTATTTTAAATAATTTATAAAATACTTTCTTCCTCATATTTTTCTTTAATTTTGTCATTTAATTTTTCAAGTTGTTCTTGTAAATCATATTCTTCTGGTAATACCATTTTTAACCCTAAACGTTTAATAGTTCATCCGTTCCATATATGGGTTTCATTTTTGTTAATATGTTATTATTATCTGTCTCAAAATATAAATCAATTTTATTATTCATATTATGATATAGTTCTTTTTAAGTAGTTTTTGGATTTAATTAATAAATTAAAATAATTAAGTATAATTTTAAAAGCCGTCCAAACCGCTCAATTGGAATATGCTAACCCACCCATACCACTCATAATTCTGAGCACGTTGTAGTTGGTAGCATAGACACGAACCTTGGCAGTCTTGGTACCTTCAACAGTGGCGTTGGAGAGAACAAGTTGAAGGGTAGCATTGTCAATTCTGGAGAAGTTGCAAGTTCCTGAAGGTTGGTGTTCCTCAGGGCGAAGAGCGAAAGAGTAAACGTTAATACCTTCATCAGGGTTTCTGGTGTGGGCTTGGTAAGGTTGAACCCAAGAGAAGTAAGATCCTTCACGCTCAGAGAAGCGGTCTTGGCCGTTAAGTTGGAGCTTAGCGGTGACGACAGGGTTTTGTCCCCAACAATGCATGTCAAGAGAGGTCTCAGATAGAACGAAAGTACCGGCATCAGAGACACCAGAGTTATCAAGGTGACTGCCGACAGGGGGAGTGATACCAAAAGGATATCCACCAGGAGGAGCAGGAACAGCTTCACCTCCAAAGTTAACCTCATTGTAAGGATTGGAGGGACCATGCCAGTAACCAGTGAAATTATTGTCAGGGATGTAGTCAAGAGCACCAGCGTCTTGGAAAAGACCTTGTGCGTCAATGTAAGCACGAGAGTCAGCAGCAACAGATGCGGGTCCACCGAAAGCATGGATAGCATTAGGAAGAGCATCAATGGCATCAGTGTAGTTGAAAGGTTGAGCACCAAGGACCCTGAAAAGAAGAGCATCGCAAGTTAAGGATGAGCAATAATCAACGTTTTGATCAGGTTGGACAACCCAGATGAGCTCCTTAACAGGGTGGTTAAAGTTGAGCTTGATCTTGTTAGATGATGAACCAACAGACTCATCACCAGTGAATTGGAGCTGAGTGATTAAGTACTCATGGGGATTTTGGGCCATTCTTCTACGTTCATCAGTGTCAAGGAAGACATAGTCAACATAGAGAGAAGCAGCAACCAAAGATTGATTGTAGGCAATGGTGGCAGGGACAGGGCGACCAACACTGTATTGACCATTAGAACCACCATAAGGATTAGTGTTACAGTTCAAAGTAGTAACAGCCCACAAGCACTCGTCAATAGGACGAATATCAAGGTTAATCTTGACTTCGTGGTATTGAAGGACAATAAGAGGAAGAG